AATTTATAAATGAGTAAAATAACCGAAGTTCAAATTCAAAATTTTCTTTATGAAATTGATGACGAGTTAAGTGACGATCAAATAAATAATAAACTATGAAAAAAAATAGAAACATTCCCAGCGAAATGAGCCAAGACCCAATGGATGATTATGACGCCGGATTTAAGGCCGGTCAGCACGCAGGTTGGCATACGGCATACGAGAAAGGATTCGAAGCAGGACAAAAAGCTCTGAGTAAATTGCAGGATAGTGCGGAGCTAGATAAAATAACAGTAGTAGAGACAGACGAGTCAATGGTTCGGCTCCAGTTGGACATTCCGGACGAGTTGTACGCAAAACTAATTGAGGTTGGTAGGCGAGAGATTACTGCTGATGACTATGCAAGTGTAGCAATAACTAATGCGGTTTTAAAAGGTTTTAAAAAAGAAAAGGAACATTGTGATTGAGAATGCGGATGTTGAGGTGGATATAACTTTAAACAGAATGGTTGCGCATGCACAGCCCATAGAAATGCCTATGCCTTATGAGACTATAGGTGACATCTGTGGTCTGAGTAAGCAAGCGATACACCAAATAGAACGACGAGCTCTGCGAAAGCTTGCCAATAACAATTGGGATCTACGCAAAGAACTGTTTGACAATAAAATTAAAATAAGAACACCTATAGGAGACGATAACAATGAATAAGGACAGAACAGTAGGATTTACTTGTGGCGCTATGGATTTATTTCACGCCGGGCATGTTAGCATGATGGAATACTGCAAACTTCACTGCGATTTTTTAATTGTGGGGCTACAAACCGATCCGAGCATCGACCGCCCGGAGAAAAATGCTCCCGTACAAACTCTGATCGAACGTTACGTACAACTTAAGGGTTGTAGTTACGTAGATCAGATCGTCCCGTATCAAACTGAAGCGGAACTGTTGGAATTGTTAACCGTATACTCACAAATCATTGATCTTAGGTTTGTAGGCGATGATTGGCGCGGTAAAAACTTTACAGGACACGACTTAAACATTCGTAACCACTATAACCCACGATTCCATAACTACAGCTCGTCCGAACTACGGGAAAGAGTTTGCAACGCGCTGCAAAACACCAAACAAGCTAGTGAAAAAGAAAAATAATGCTTTAGACGCCTCCTGCGGTACTCCCGCTGGGTTAAAATTAACTGCAGACCCTTTACGTATGAAAATAATCTCTGATGCGATCAGTGATTACATGCTAAACAATGGTTATACCGATGACAACGACCTTTCGGACTTCTGTTATGCTTTGGACGCTACTTATCAAGAACATCATGGTAAAGAAAATGATGATTTTGCCTACGCAGCTGTCGACCAGGATACTTTGAAGCCTCGTAAAGTGTTACAGTCGGATACAAAGTTAACGAGAGACAGTAAAGAAGTACTACAAGAGGCTGAAGACATTAAAATTCGTGCGTTGAAACGTTTTCACGAACGTGCTTACGCTAAATATGATGCAGGACAGCGAGAACATGGTGGTTTGATCACCGAACGAGTGACGCTCAAGGATCTGGAAGATGAAATTATTGATTTGTGGTTTTACTTGAGTGCTTACCAAGACAGAGAAAGTGCTGATACATAAAAAATGGATAGAAAAGAATACAAAAGAAAATATATGGAAGATTACAATAAGAGCGACCGAGGGAAAGCAGCCCAGGATCGTTACAACAGTAGCGAAAAGGGTCGCAGTACTCGTTCGCGGTACGGTGGGTGGCCCAGGACAAATTCTAGTGAGCAACGTAACTATTTGGCTGTTGCCGCGCTCGTGCTTTTGTTCATTATAGTTATTGCTTTAATGTCTAGCTGTACGCATGGGCAGAAAGTTCATGACCGTACTTACATAAAAGGTTACATTGTTGACCTTAGTAAACCCACAACAGTTACAGTCACGACTCATGACAACTGAAGCTACAACCGAGCAATTGGAGATGAATTTTGATACTCCTGAGCTGAAACCCATACAGGAAATACTACAACAAGCGTTATGGGAAGACGACGACTGGAGAATTAAATACACACACAGCGTCATCTGCAATTACTTGCGTCTTCATAAGGAAGGTAACACGGATAACCCACAGCTGGATTTGGTGGAGGATATATTCGCAGGCTTCTGTGGATGGTCTCTGTCCACTCTTATAATTGCCTGTCTGGATGATACGAAACCCAACGACGTCGATATGATGATGAACGAACGACCTGCTTACATAAGACGCCGCTATGCAGCAGCTCCAGGAGGCTGTACCATAAAATCGTAGTTGCTTTACAAACAACACACAACTATAAGCTAAATAAGTCCTAGTAGCCAAGTGGTAAGGCAGGAGTCTGCAAAACTCCCATCATCGGTTCGATTCCGATCTAGGACTCCACTGCTTTACAAACAACACACAACTATAAGCTAAAGAAATTATGAATATCATCTACACCATTTCGGCGATGATCTCCCTTTGCGCTTTAGGCTGTACACATAAAAAGTCTACGTTGAGTTCACAGCCTTCCTTGCATAATTATCCCCGCTACTTGGGTGAGTGTCCCCCCATTCCTCCTGAGAAATATAATCAAGTAGAAGTTAAAAGGAAGGCCGATGCTTTAGGCATGCGGTCCGTAGACTATCTACACCTAATCAACAAACAAATACATAACCAATGACTGTATTCATGCTAGTCGTCTTCTTAGGCGCTGCTGCATATGCACTATATTGGTTATATATGGATTAATGTACCCTTATGACCAAAGTTTACAATCTTATCATCGTTGTGGTTGTGTATCTTCTGATGGGCAGCTGTCACAGCAATACGGTAGTTGTTAAACCGGTTACGCTGAAGCCCGTACGCACCCACGACCCTCTTATTCGGATTAACGACGCAGGTACTCAGCTGCCAGAAAGCTTTTTGGAATTTTTACCTAAAGCTACACTAGATAAAGTTATGACTCTTGACGCCATGGAAGAGTGGCAGGGTAATGGAGGGTTCCCACGTCTACGACTTGTAAACAATAACGATATAAATTAATACTATGTGGGACTTACAGACAATACGTAAAATAAACACGCCGGAAGAAGCGGCTAAAAGCCGACAACTTGCTCGCAAATTGAACAGGGCGGAGCTTAAAGAACAAAATGACTCAGAATCAACTAGAGTTTGCATTTATAAAGGAGCCAAAACCCGGAAGGGATTTAGGATCCTCAAACCGTCCATTCGTTGAGTGGCCTTACGCTGCCCTTTTCAATTATGAGAAGGACTTGCGTATGGAAATGGATTACTATGCTCTTTACGAGCCCGATGAAGAAACGGCAGTGGAGCAATTACAACAAGAATATGATGACTTGCTATGTGCCATGAACTGGCAGCAGCAATACATGAATGAACCAAATGATTAATCAAGCTACAGAAGATCAGGTCCTCACAGTGAGAGACCAATTAATAATCAGCCAGGCCTTGTGTGTGGCTGTTAAAGTAATGGAGGCGGAACCTCGTCCTGAATTAAGTAATATAGCAGACATGAAAAGTCTTATAGAAGATAAGTTCCCATTATGGGCTGCTGTATCAAAAGCTACCGACGCATTTAAGGAAACCGGCTTGTTCAAGGAAATAACTGACTTAGAGGCCGACGAGGAAGACGAAGACGATTATCGTCGTTGGGCTCGAGATAACTATGTTCCATTCACTGAAATAAAAAGTGTATGGCATCCACTAGTTCAGTCCGAATGTATTAGGATCAATGACGACGAACGCAAGAACGACTCCTGACTACATAACATCCTCTTACATTACCGATAAAGCAGCTACCCTTGAGCGTATATTACGCCAGCGCGCGGCTAAGCAACTACGTAAATACGAACCTCAGGCGATACGTTGGACGTATGGCAGTGCAGAGGGGGGATGCAGATCCTTCGCTACTGCAGAAGCAAGAGACGTTGTGAGGGCGCGTGAAGAACGTTGGAAGCAAGGTAACCTTAAGTTTGTATTAAGTCCGAGTAATTGTGGAGAAAGAGATGCAACCGAACGTAGAATTGATCTGCCTGAGCACAGAGCTTATGCATTGATCAAGAGCCTACCACGACAACATCCCTTGTTTCCTCCTAATCCCAGAGATACGAATATCGAGCACCTAATGACGGAGATTTCAATCTACGGTCACTGGGGTACTGATGATAATCCGATCAACGATCCAGATAAGCAATGGGAAGTGGGAGACTTCGATGCTGAAGAAACCGGCCTCGACATTTCGGATCATTTCGAACATCTAGTAGGCCATTACTATAATAACGAGGCAGTTTTTAACCTTGCTGACGAAGATTCCCTTCATTGGTACTTCGACTCTAACCAGATCGTGCAGATACCTATATATGCTGCTTTGGAAATGCGCGGTGGGCCTACTGGTGATTCTCGTTTGTCTCTTGGCATTTGCGATAGTGTAAGTTACTTACCAAGAAGGCTACTTGGCGGACACCATGCTCGAAGAGGTTGGGCGTCCATGCAGTTAGCCTCAGTAAAGCATATGTGCTCACCAATAGTGTGTGAGCAGGCTGAGTTTCCATTTAGCGGTGTTTACCCGGAACAGCGTGAGTTAACACATGCCGAACTAGTTGAGCAGGCGATACACGAACTAGTTTCGGAGGTATTTGAGTATTCGCAGTGGTTGGAGAAGCGTGTGTACCTTATCGAGTTATACGATTGCAATTCATATCGACGAGTGGCCGAGAGTGGAGCTGTAGTAGGTGAATTGGATTGGGAAGAACACATAGAGGGCTTAGTAGCTCGCTTAGATGTTTACAGAAAACAAAAAATTAAATAATACTATGGGTTTAGATCAATATGCATTTTCGAGACCTCCCGCTGCACAGATGGTTCTACCATTCGCAGAGGAGGATCCACCCCCTATTAAAGACGAAACACCCTTTGCAGAATGGCGAAAGCATAACAGACTGCAAGGGTGGATGGAACAGTTATGGCAGGATAAAGGATGTCCGGGTGTGAGGTCTTTGGACGACAAAGTGTCACCTACTGTTGAGCAGATTTTTGGCAATGCGTTTAACTGCATTGACTTAGAACTCACTTTGGAAGACCTAGTAAATTTAGAAGTTGCTATGTTGAATAGAGATCTTCCTGAATGCGGAGGGTTCTTTTTTGGTAACGACTCGTATAGTGACTACGACGACGAGTATGGCTATAAGAATCTGGATTTGGAGTTCATAGCTGAAGCAAAGGAGCGAATGGCGGACGGCCATAAGATTTATTACGGATGTTGGTGGTGAACCACTACATACGCAACACGTATCAAGTGTTTGATATATTACGTGATAGGTTTGAAGACTACATACGCAACACGTATCAAGTGTTTGATACATTACATGATACACTATGAAACAATTAACATTTTTTACACCGGCTAAAGTTTATGTAGTTTACTCTAAAGATGAGGATGGGGATTTCACCACCAAAATCTTTACTGACCCTGATGATGCTTACCGCCAAGGTAAAAAATGGTGGGACGCAGTTATGAGCTTCCTAGACGGCCATTATTCTACTGAAGAGATAAACGATTGGACGGAAGACGATACTATTTGTATAGATCAGCGATACACTAGGGGGGAAGTACCCTTCTGCAACTATCTATGCGATATAGGCTACGACCAAGTGTGGTGTGACATCCACGACGTACTATGACAACTACAAATAAAAACAAAATTACTCCCGAGGAACGTATCTTGGAGGAGCATTATAATACTACACTAAACGTGTTGGAGGACTACGCTGATCAATTTGCAAGTAGCGGTCCAACTTACTTACTGGAGGGTCTTAATTCTCTCCATGGCGCTATAACTACGATACAAGTAGCAATGGCGCGTACTTACCGATCGGAGTGGGTAAAGAAGGCAGACTGTGAATGACGCTTATGAACCTCTCCCCAGACAACTATTAATAAAACAGGGTGCGTGTTGTGGTAAAGGTTGTCACAACTGCCCTTATGTACCCAAAGATACCGAAGGCTCAACAATCCTAATGACACAAACTATAATATTCACAGGTAATCGACATGATGTCGGTTACACAAAACCCAGAAAGAACATACAAATGATTGAATTCATACAAACAGTAGCTGGCCAACGAGTATTGGCCAGCATGGATCGCTTCACCAGGGAGCTTCCAGAGAAATTAGACAAGATTTCCACTCAAATGGAACGCATCGCCGACGGCTTAGAAAGAATGCAGGCCGTGAACGAAGGTAGGCTACTACCAAGCGCACACGGAGAGCCAGACGCCCTACCGAGTATAGAGGTAGCTGACCTACAACAAATGGTAGATGCGGGTGTGACTATAGAAAATGCAATCAAAGTGGCCAAAGATGATGACTTTACTGAAGAGAAAGTCGTAGCTATGTCCGAGCAAGAGGAAGAACACATCCCGGTAGTGTTCGGCGGTGAAGCTGAAGATGATTCCGGTGTTCCACTCGAAACTGGTGCTATGAACAAGCAGCATGTTCCTACTGAAAAGAAGGAAGAAGGGGACGAGGAAGAAAAGCTTTAACCCTAAGGGGCGTACACATAGTGTGCGCTCCTTTTTTTACCTATTGGGTAAAATGCTTGCCTTCTTGTGGAAAAGATTTAAGTTTACACGTAATTCATACTTAATCACTATAGACCTAACGCTCATGAAAATCTTAACCGCCATAATCTTTCTCTTTATTAGCAGCACACTTGTAGCACAGTTGCCTGATGCTAAGAAAACTCAAGAGGTTGCCAAGTACTTACAGGATATCTCAGTTACTATTAAGGCTAAGTCGGGTTACAGTGCGTCAGAGGGTTCGGGAGTTCTTATTAATAGGAAGGTTGACGGAGAGTTGGTCACGTTCATATGGACTGCCGCTCATGTAATTGATAATTTGCGACAAGTACGTGAGGTTATTGACGACGGACGCCCTCGTAAGATCGTCGAGTTCAAGGATGCACAGATCGTAAAGGAACTTGTAGAGGGTGGACGGCGCGTAGGTGAAATGAAAATGGATGCTGAGGTCATTAAGTACTCTGACTATGAAGATGGACATGATTTGGCATTACTTATGGTGCGTGCCAGAGATTATGGAAAAGCTTCCGCACGTTTTTATCTTAATAGAGAAGCTGAGGGTATCGTACCCATTAGTACTCCGCTCTACCACGTAGGTTCGTTGCTTGGACAAATGGGTTCGAACTCCATGACGACTGGAATTGTTTCACAAGTAGGACGTATTCACAGCAAAAGAGAGTTTGACCAGACTACTGCAACTGCTTTCAAGGGTTCTAGCGGCGGCGGAGTATATTTACAAGATGGTACGTATGTAGGTATGATCGCTCGTGGAGCCGGGGAAGGGTTCAACCTCATGATACCTATTCGGAGAATGAGAGCTTGGGCCGATCATAACGATTTGCTTTGGGCTCTGGACGTTGATGAGAAAGTTCCGTCAATGGAGGACATTATAGCCATCCCAGTTGAAGATAGTGGGGCCCGTAAAGGTCGTCCTAGTGCTGACGACTCCAAAGAGTTTCCTTTTCTTATTAAAACTACTAGAGTCAAACCCACGGAGTAGTCCGTGTTCTTCGTATGTGTTTATAGGCTGGACAAGTATGGAAGTGTTCTTTACTCTTTTGTGCTTGAACCTATGAGTAAACCCGTACAAAAAACCAAAGAGGCTGCTGTCACACATAAAATTACCAGTGACTTCGTCTTAGATTTGTATGCGGAAGCTAAAAAAAAGCGTGGTAAGAACCGAGAAGAGGCTATGGAGCAGGTGAAGTATCTAAGTACTAAGATTGGTTCGTATTTAGCACGTGTAGGCAACTAAACAACTATTGTGAACAATAAAGAGAAATTATACTTAGCCAAGGTAGCATACAGCCAAACAGTAGAAGCGAAACCCGCGCCTCAGACTGCTACGGTTAATGCGCACCCTACGGCTGATAAACCCTTTTACCCCGGGGGCGTAAGCTACCCTTGGCTGAAGAAAAATGCGCCTGCAGTGACAAACTTTACCAATAAGTATATGAAAGGTAAGCCTGTTGCCGACCTACTTACACCTTTTAAGCCTTTAGGCAAAGCTATAGGGACCGTTGGCACTGGACTCCAGTCTGCAACAAACATGGCGTCGAAAATGTTTAATAAAAAGTAATCATGAACAATAAAGAAAAATTATATTTAGCCAAACAGGCCGGTTCGGGAATTTCTGAACTACTCGCAGCTCTTGGCGGTGGGCAGTCTGCACGCCTGCAAACTCAATATGGCATCGCGGACCCGTTCCATCGCAATGACATGCTGGCGGGTGGAGTCGCTGGCGGTGGAGTTGGTGGAATCGCTGGTGCCCTCTATGGCGGTCTCAAGGAACCTGACGAGGATGAAGATCGTTTAGGGAACGCAGCTAAGTGGGGGCTCGGAGGAGCAGCACTTGGTGGGGTCGGTGGAGCAGGCTTGGCCGGAATTGATGCACTAGGTGGTAAGCTGGATGCCCAAAACCATTGGGATAACCAAAAAGAATCGGAGAAGTGGCGGCGTGATATGGACACTCATGACGGGATCCGTCGACTCAAGCAAATGGGTGGCATGGCTGATGCTTTTGCAAAAGGAGTAGCAGAATGAACAATAAAGAGAAATTATACTTAGCTAAAACTGCAGGTTACTGGAGCGAAACGTTTGGTACTGCCCTTAACCCGATTAATCATATGGGGGGCACGCCACTCGGAATGGGAGCTGCGGTTGCAACACCCACACGGAGTCTTAAAGAGCAAGGCAGGATGGACAGTGCAGGGGTGAAACAGGTTTTAAGAGATCTTCTTATCCCCGGCGTCGCTCCATATAATTCTATGAAACGCTTAGGCACTTCTATACGGGGCCCTGAACTGAAAGAGATGAAGGCTGAAGCGGACGATTCCCGTCTGAGTAAGAGAGAAGCTAAAAAGGATAAGAATGAAGACTCCAAAGAAAATGACGAGAAGGATAAGAAATCTGACTAATATTTTTAACACCACCAAACACAAAACTTATGAATAATAAAGAGAAACTCTACTTGTCGAAAGTCGCGGCAAACGTCAATGAGCAATCGGACCAAGCGTCCCGCATTACTATAGACTCGCTTGAACAAGCTTTACGAAACCCTAATATTACTCCCGAGCAACGAGCCAGGGTGGAAGAGGGCTTGGCTGTACATTACCAGGAACTTGAAAAAGCAGGTGACCCTTACGGTATAACTGCTGCAGGCACGCCAGAACAACATACTCAGATACAGGAAGAGCAGTTGGCGCAAATTCAGGCAGATCAAGACGAGCAACTCAGATTAAACAGTGGTCCACGAGTGTCTCTGATGGAACAACCTACGCAGGAGCGTCCAGAAGACCCCCTTGCAACTTCTACTCCTATGGAAGACTTTCTTTTTGACCCGCCCTCGGATGCCCACGGATATGGATTCCCAGGCACTCTATCGGATGAGGACGTTATAGCTCGGGACACATTACCTCCTGAAGGTGTTACACAGGATGACCTTGCTGCACTAGATAGTGGTGCGGGAGCCCCAGAACCTGGTTTAGGATCTCAGCTTATGCAACATATTAGCGACAACTCGGGTAAATACGCACTAGGTGCTGGCGCTCTTGGACTTGGTGGCCTAGGTGCTTATGCCCTATCTCGTGGTGATGACGAAGAGGAAGAAGAGGAAGAAGCTTACGCATGAACAAACGAGCTAAAGAGATAGTAGCTGATCTCAATAAAAAATTTGCACCTCTTATTAAGCAGGCCGCCCCCGAGGCAGCCCCCAAAGAAGTAGGAGGAGCCTACACACACCGCCCTGATTTTTCAGAAGCAGGTGTACAAGGCGATGAATATGCGGCACAGATGGATCCGTACACTATTGCCGCTCTTAATAACCAGTCAATCGCATTTGACCCTGATAATCCCGGACAGACTTTATACTCAGTTCAAAACCCTGACGACAGGAATCAGCCTGGTGCATCTTACCAAGACGGTGAGGACCTAATTTATCCCGAAGTACCTGTTGTTGACCCTGGTGGGGGAGGACCTATAGAACGTAAACCTTGGGGACCAATGGTTACACTTCCTGATGGCACTTCTGGACCTAAGTTCGGATTCCCCATAGATAGTCAGAGTCCTTTTGCCAAGAACCGTAGAGCTACTCGAGCCATATCTCGTGCAGGCGCCATTCAGTCTCAAAAAGAGTTAGCTCCACCACCAGTTGAAGAACCTACGGTGGATTCTGCTCCTCCAGTAGATGACTCTCTTATGGCTAGGATTATGAAACATCTTAGCGATAACAAAGGTAAATATGCTATTGGTGCTGGTGCTGCAGGAGTAGGTGCTTTGGGTGCTGGTATGCTGATGGGTGGAGACGACGACGAGGACGAAAAGAAGAGACGGCGGAGGTAATGTCGTATGGCCAGCCGCTTGATATCTGCAAATATCGCGAACGGCGAACTTTCGTTATCTTTTATTGATGACACGGCCGCTGTTCCGGATTTAGTTACATACTCCTGCGATTTAGATATAGATAGCAACGCTACTACTATCAGTGGCGATTTAGATCGTTTGGCACGTAGGCTTCTATACACGGCTGCACAAGATTATGTAGCTTCTGACAAGAAACCTTTAAAGCTGGATAGTGGAGAACCTTACGGCTGTTGTGGCGGTGTAGGTTGTCTAGACTGTGATGATGAATAAAACAGGTACAAGTTTATGAACAATAAAGAAAAATTATATTTAGCTAAAATTGCCCAAGTAGATTATGGAATCGAGGCCGGAGCAATGGGCGGTCATGACGCGGGCCGGTGGGGCACTGGAGCAGAAACTACAGTGGGCGCAGCATCAGGAGCTACTGCGGGCTTAGGCCCTGGTTTTCCCCTACCTGTCAAACACACTAGAGCTCTGAGGCAGAACGCTGAGAGTCTAGCCAGACTGACCCGTATGCAGAAGATTGAGCCGAATAGCAAAGCATTAAATAAAGGAGTTACTAGATTTGAAGGTTTTAAAAAAGATTTAGACAAAAAGGTCCCGGACTACATGAGAACCAAACATACTGGGATTCCAAAGTTGAAGGGTTTTCCTGATATACTTGAATCGTTCAGGTCAAGTATAGGAAAGGGATTGAGAAATTCAAAGAAAGGGGCCTAGGACCCCCAAGCATACTGGGATTCCGAAGTAACCGAACAAATGACCCATAAGGAAAAATTATATTTAGCTAAAATAGCAAGTAACAGCGTTGAGGGTGTTGGCGAAGCTCTGGACAACGCGGATAAATTGATTAAGCGAATTGACCCCACATTTGCAGACACACTTCGGTCTAGTGGCATGTCCGAAGCTAAAGTCAAAGAGAATATGGATTTTATGGGTAGGAAGTATGAAGAGCCGTTTTTGCCGTTTAAGGTCAGAGATGCTTTAGGCACTGCCTATGGCCAGGATTTTTGGAGAGGGAATAATCCCGCAGCGTATGGCATACCCGCAGGTGTAGGAGCTCTTGCTGGTGGTGCTTATGGTCTATTAAAAGATCCTGACGAAGAAGAGGATGAATCACGTATTGGTAATGCAATAAGCGGTGCTGGTTGGGGCGGAGCATTAGGTCTTGCAGGTGGTGCCGGCATAGCGAATTATACACAACCATTAAAAATGGCTAAGACCGCCTTCTCCGGAATCTCTAAATTAAAATTTAATAAACAACCTAAAAAGAAAGGTGCTAAAACTGACGTATATAATGTAGTCAAGGGTGGTAATACAATAGGTCAAGTTAAATGGCATAGTAGGTTGCGTGGGTATGGTTTCTTACCACCTTCTGGTGATAAACCAGAAGTTACGGAATTCGTTAAAGAAATTTCTAGAACACATAGAGAACAGAGGAAAAAGAGAAATGACCAATAGGGAAAAATTGTACCTAGCTAAGGAGGCGTCTGCTCGGTTTCCTAGACGCAGGCGCAAACCAACAAGTATGGGCTCCTCTGGATTTGATCCTGCAGCAGCTGCAGGCTCGGTTGTAGATGCGGTCGCAGCTCCCTTTGGAAGAATAGGAACTGAATTCAGAAGGCATAGGGCGGAAGAAAAGAAAAAAGAGGAAGAAAGAAAACAACTTCTTTCGAATCCTAAGTCCATAGGATACGGTTCTGTCTTATCTCCCGTAGATGGTAATCCTGAAGTAACTCCAGAGGCCCAGGCGGAATTAGATGCATTACCTACTCCTAGGTCCATGTATTTGAAGCCGCGAGCAGATGGTAGCTGGCCTACCATGACGGCTGGGTCCCGTGGAGGCGAAGCAGCTTACGAGGATTACGCCAACCTGAGTAAAAAAGATGGTTATGCTTGGGAGGGTGATAACCACGGAGTGCCGGGAATGAACTCGCAACACACACGCCCCGGTAAATCTTCTCGTCATTTTGAGGATTCAGATCCTTTTACTCCGATGATGAAATACCTGATACCTGATGGAAAGAAGCCGGATAAAACTGAGCCCTTCAGCTACCAGGCACTGGATCATAGGCAGAATCCTTGGGTACACGAGAAGAGGCGTATGCATACTCAAGCGCATCGGAATAACCCTGAAGCTTATGAAGCGTGGCGCAATGATCCGAAGAATACTCCTATGCCCGAAGGTATTAAAGAGTTTGACACCGATTATATGCAGAGTCTTGCTAAGTGGCAACACGGCATGCAAAGGCATAATGAAATTAAAAAAGGAGATCCCGGAGACAGATATAGATCCCCCAAGCAGAGGGAGAAAGAATGGCAACAAAAACATCGCGAGGAGAGTCAGGCTGGTATACAAAAAGCATTGACAGCAGGTAGGGAGGAAAATTCGCGGTTAGTCAAGGCTCCTAAAGGTCATGTATCAGTATTTAAAGATGTTGATAACATACCGGATGGTATGACTACGTATGGCGAACAACAGGCTTTCTACGCTAATCAGAAACAAAAAGTTATACGAGATAAAGAATTACTCGGCAAACAGCAAAAGATAGACGAGTGGGCGGCCAGAAGTCCGGCTAGTAAGTGGTATGATAACATGCTCGGTAAGGATTTTGATGACCCTCATATGAATCCTTCAATTGCTGCGGGAAAGAAACAACGTTATGACGAGAGATCCGATGCAAGAAAGTGGGCTGAGAACTGGGTTAGTCCGGCTCCACTTGTGGAAGGCGTCGGCGGTATTATAAATGATGGTTTGCGAGTCGGTAGTGCTGCTATAGGTGCGACAGAGGGTAAAGGTTGGGGAGAGTCGACGGCATGGATGGAACATAGCCCTGAAACCCAAAGTTCATTCACTAGTGGTGTGGGTCAACTTGCTTATGGTTTGGGTACTGATCCTTTGGGTACGCTAGGGAACGTTGCGTTCGGGGAGGGCGGTGCACTTAATTTGCTCGGGGGTGCAGGCGTCATAGGTAAACTTAAAGGGGTTCCTAAAGGCGTAGGCGCCGTACCCAAGGCTCCATGGGCGCCAAGGCCAATGTTTCCAGTCAGAGGTGGTTCTGTGCTGCAAAATACTGTTAATGCTAGTAAAAACTTAGTTGGTGCTACAAGAAATACTGCTAATACCGTAAAAAATTCTAAACCAGGAAGATTTGCTAAGCATTACAGAAAAGCTGAAGACGTGGCAGACCCGGGATTGGAGGGGTGGGATTTAGACAATAATAATTTAGCTTACAATGATCGCGATAGCTATAACCCCGCCAAAACTATTGCTGGGTGGCTGGGTCAGGGGGATGCGCTTAAAGATCAACAATGGGCTCAAGCTACGCCGGGTGCTGGTACTTTGAGCGGACAAGGCCTGGGCGCGTTGGCACCAAAGCCTCAAGGGCGAGCTTTAGCGGGCGAGCCGCTCAATGTTCCCAATACATCTTCAACCAGTAGACTTTCAAGCCCTGCTGCTGCTCCCGTACAACATAAAATTTGGGATCCACGACCTGGGGCAATAACTAGAGGTAAAGGTCCTGCTCTAGCTGGCGAGCCTCTTAAGGCCCCCCAAACAACTACTGCCCCTTCAGCAGCAGCCCCCGAGATCCCTGGTTAAAGCAGAACGGCTACTGTTACCTTTTTAGGGCCTTTCAGGGTGGTCTACCTTGTGGGCTATAAAACTCTTTGGATTGTTCAAGTTACCCGGTACTTCCCAGTAAGCTTTATATAGATCTAAGCCCGGTATATATCTACACATTCTTCTTATACCGCCCGCCACCATAGGCCCTTGTCTTCTTCTATGTCCTCCGTTAGCCCAGAGTAGTTTGCCACCCCAATTCTTAACAAGATTCTTAGGTAGAAAACCCTTTATACCCTTTATACCTTTAATCTCGCATTTAGAGTGTTCTAGAAGTATTCCTTCTCTTTTGCTAAAAGTCTGTCCCACGAACTGTCGTCCAAATTCCAATACAAACTGTTTCGTACCAAAGCCTATATTAAAGCCTCCCCCATTGGCAAATGGGTAACAAAATCCTTTTTCGAGGTCTGCTAGTGGGCCTGCGTCACCGAACCGTTCTATACCACCCCAGAATTTAGAAGCGTCACCCGCCCACGTTGTGTCGTGTACAAATAGAAAACATTCGTTGTTTATCGAAGGATTTTCCATGTGTTCGCTAACTTTCTCGAAAGAAACCCATTCCCATAAGTTCTTGGGCGTGTTGATCACAGTCAGTATCCCAATATTGTCTATGGACTTAACCAGTTCTTTGCCTACTGACTCTTTTGGGGCGTTATTCTTAACTAGAATAATATCATCTTCATGGTCTTGGAAGTCTATTGAGTCCAATAGCTTGGCAACTGGTTCTTCGTAACCAGTACAAGATTGTATGACAACTTTAATCTTCATGGTTTGTCTGGATGGTCATTGTGCTCTCCTACATGGTGCCAAGCTTTATATAGTTTCAACAACGGTATCAACACTACGTTTCTTTTTGTTCCCCCTGCCACCAGTCTGTGCTTACCAGCTGCATCTAACGTATTTCTTTTTCCGCCCAGCGTGACTATGGGTACGCCCAAATTTTGTATACCCCTAAGGCCTGCGGGGGGTTGATCTTTTTTAGGTGGTATAAAACCATACCGTGCGCCCAAGTGTTCGATGGCTATACCTTGTCTTTTTGTAAATGTGTGTCCTTTGAATTGCATCCCGAACTTCATTACAAATCCTTTTCTAGCGAATCCCATATTGTAACTTCCTGGGCCCTCATAGGGGTAACAAAATCCTCTTGGGAATTCAGCTAGTGGGTTCTTTTCTTTGAATCTCTCAATCCCTTTCCAAAACCCTTCACTAGATTTGGCCCAGCACGTATCGTGTAAGAATAAGAAGTATTCGCTTTCTATATCAGGGTGCTCCATGAACTCGGCTACTTTTTGGTAAGAGCAATACTCCCAAATATTTTTAGGTGTGTGTATTGTTGTAATTATACCCGTTGCATTATTAGTGGCAAAGAGCTCTTTAGTGACTTTATCTCTGACAGCTGCATTCTTAACTAGAATAATATCATCTTCATGCTTTTGGAAGTTTATTGAGGCCAATAACTTGGCAACTGGTTCTTCGTAACCAGTACAAGACTGTATGACTACTTTAATCTTCACTTACTGCTCGTCCTGTATCTTAACTAGTTCTGCTTCAGTCGGCTGCATCCATGTAACGTTACCGTCGTCTATACTCCCCTTACCAGCATTATAGGCCAGACCAAATACATACCTTATGATCCGTACCGTATCTACGTTTTCCGCACCGATGATCCAGTGCTTGCACGTACGAAAATCTTCTTCCCATCCCTTCTCAGTTAGAAATTCTGGCATGAATGCTACGCCTAATCGTTTTGACGTTCCGGGCAACACCGTCGAGCGCAGTACTATGTGTGCCTTTGCATCTACTTCTCTAATTTGCCCTACAACAGACTCAACTATTCGTAAGTCACAACTACCATCTTGGCGCATTGGAGTAGGGACGGCTACAAATATAGCTCTCGATGTCTTCACAAACTCTTCAAATGTTATATCTGCCGGCTCTCGCTTCTCTGGATCCACATCCCACACGTTTACAGTTACATGTGGTCTCAGTAAGGTCATCGCATGTCCCACGAAGCCATTACCCACTACACCTATATTCATTTCTCCCATTTCTTTATTAGATTAATTATTAATTCCAGATGTTCAACCTCTTCTTTATAGAATCCTTCATCAGTGTTTTTATATTTCCATGCACAGAACCGACAATGAGCAAGTTGTGCCTCCAATATGTCGAGTAAATACTTTTTATGCTTACGTAATTCCTCATGACTCATTCTACATACAGTATGGCAGAGCCCTTTGGTATTGCCAGCCTGAAGTATATTATCTAGTATGTATTTATGCTGATAGTAATGGATGCAGAGCTTTCTGACCCCCCATCCTCTCGAACTTGTTTCCGGGATGCTACGTTATATGCATCTATTTTTGCAAAAGCTGAGATTTTGGTGGAGTGTCCTCCGGATACCGTAGATATGTACTGGCGTTGGCTTAAAGAGGGCGGCGCAATGGATTTCGTAAGTGACATTCTGCGTCCCGACGAAATACCCAGTCACGCCTTCTGTATAAGGCACCGTCCAAAAACATGCAATTTGGGTCTTTCTCGCTTAGATGAGTATTCACTTAGCAGTGTGGTAGCTGCACTCATGCGCTTTCGGACTATACAAAAAAATTAAGGAACAATTATGACTTCTAAGCAGAAATATTTTGTAATAGGCGAGAATAAAACTGCTACTTCTACTATCCATAGCCTTTTTCTTGCTAACAATATTCCCTCTTATCACGGGAGTGAGTGGCCTTGGCAAGATTCAAAGTTTGATGCTTTTTCTGATGGAAACATAGGGCCTGATTTAAGCGTATCGAGTATAACCAGCCGTGGCTATCTAGACGTATATCCTGATGCGCTATTTATTTTAAATATTCGTCCTTTTTTTGATTGGGTATACAGTAGACTCCTACATGGGGAGCGCTACAAACAAAAATGGGCATGGCCAGGAACTACTGGAACGTGTAAAAATTGGATACTGTCGCTAGAAGCCCATCATCGTGACGTTTTAACGTTTTTTAAAGATAAGCCGCAGCAACTAATAGTAGTAGATATATCAGAACCACAATGGATTCAATTTCTATTTGAGGAATTGGGCCTTGGTGCTAAAGAATTACATTGCCATGTGAGTAAGACCACTACCTCTGGAGCTAAAATGAAAAGTATGGTAACTGCTGCATTTAAAGAATTAGGATATAGCGATAAACAAGATGATTCACTTATTGGGGACGCTAGAACGCTAGTACATAACTATCGTAATAATTTAATAAATATAAAATAGATACATATGATAAGTCATGAGCATAAATGTATATTCCTCCACATACCTAAAACTGGTGGTGGATCAGTTGAAAATCTTTTTACAGGGGCTCACATACCCTGCGCCCCAATTACCACTTCACTAGGTTTCACCGAACGTAGGCACTTCACACCGGATAAGTTGTTTGCTTATAATCCTAATTTTTCCGAGATCTGGGACACGTATCGCAAATTTACTTTTGTAAGAAATCCTTGGTCTCGTTTGTGGTCTTATTGGCAGTTTCATAAGAACGATGAGAACTTAATACCTGCGTTTATTACAACATTTAAAGATTTTATATTACGTTTAGACCCAGACATACCCCCTAGTTTTCCTGAGACAAGCGGATTAAAATATCCCGAGTGCACTAAAGCTCCTCCCCCGTTGATGCTTGATTGGACTTCTGTGAACGGTGTGGTAGACACTAGTATTGAAGTTTTGAGGTTTGAGAAGTATACTGATGAGTTCTCTAACTTTCTTAATCGTTCTAAGCACACTAAGAAATTGCTTTTCAAAACTATTCCACACACCCACCTTACACCTAAAATAGATTACGCAACCAAGTATGGACCTGTAATGCGAGAGCGCGTAGCTGAGATATACGCTAAAGACATCGAGTACTTCGGCTACAAATTTGGAGAATGATAAGTCACAAGCATAAATGTATTTTTGTTCACATCAATAAATGTGGTGGTTTGAGTATTGATGAGTTCTTCACTGGAAAGTTCCAAGGGCACTACTTTATTCAGCACTACAAACAGAAATGGCCTGCCCGCTTTGAGAAGTACTTCAAATTTACATTTGTTAGAAACCCCTGGGCTAAGGTACTTTCGCAATTTTGGTACCGTCAAGATCCGAGGTACCATAAAAAGCATAGGCTTAATCATCCTGACCTTTATAAAAGCGACGGGAGTTTCCGCAACATGACGTTTTTGGATTTTGTCAAAAAACCAGTGGGTATACAGAATATACCCATGTTAAAATGGATCACGAATAAAAAGGGTAAAGTCCTTGTAGATTTCATCGGTAGAGTAGAAACTTATCAAGATGATTTCAACTTTGTCTGCGATAGATTAGAAATTCCGCGACAAGTCGCGCCGCACATAAACAAATCAGAACACAAACACTACACCGAGTACTATGATGACGAGACTAGGGAGCTAGTTGCGCACATATACGCAAAAGACATCGAGTATTTTGGTTACAAATTTGGAGAGTGATAAATGAAGACTATATTATATGGAGCATTTGGAAGACATAACTTCGGAGATATGTTGTTTCCTCACATTGTAGACAATCTAATCAAAGAAAAATCAATCTGGATTGAAAAGATATAAATCAAAAAAACCAAGAACATGATACACATAATTACAATTCATTTTAAAACCCCTAAGTGGATTGATTTGCAGTTGAAGCAAATCGATAAGCACATTTCCGACTACAAAGTGTGGACATATTGTGATGGGTTTGGTATTTCACCACACAAGCATAAGTTTCATTTCTGTGAGAATTTTAAACAATCAAAGTCGGTATCGAAAGTTGGTTTTAAAAACCACATGGCAAAGTTAAATAGTTTAACGCAAGTTGTGTTAAGTGATGTTGATACACAAGATGATGACTTATTAATTTGGTTAGATAGTGATTCATTTCCTATCAACAACGTAAATGATTATGTTTCTGAAAAAATGTCAAAATATCCTTTAATTGCAATCAATCGTCCCGAGAATGGTGGTGATGTAATACCACATCCAAGTTTTACCTGCACATTTGTTTCTTTTTGGAAAAAACATAAATTAAACTGGGATGGTGTTCCGGGTGACAACAAACCTCAGAATAAGCAAGGTTTGCATGATCCGGGTGGAAAAATATATAAAGTCCTCTTAGAAAAAAATATTGAGTGGTATAAACTATTGAGAACGGGCTCATTGACAAAACATAAAGTATTTTTTACAATTTATGATGATGTAATATATCATCACGGAGCAGGATCTCGCAGAAAGAAAACCGGCCGAGCTCCATGTAGAGGTGGTAGTTTTAATTCATCATATGATGAGAGTCAAATATTTGAAATGATTTCGGAGGAGAACTTTTTTAAAGATAAATTTAAAGAATTTCCTCCAAGAAACGAGCACCCTGGATACAGGTCAAAACTCATCCCTTTACTGATCAATAAAATTAACGCTAAATCTTATTTAGAGATAGGCTTAGGTGACGGGGAAATTTTTAAAGGGGTTGATTGTGCAGAGAAGTACGGGGTTGACCCACAATATGGTAACTTCGAATATGATAAAGGTACAAAATGCCAAATCAAACCAACACATCAAATGACATCAGATGAATTCTTCAAGCAAAACAAAAAAACTTTTGATGTTATTTTTATTGATGGTATGCATGAAGCGGAATATGCAGAAAGGGATATCAACAATTCAATATCTTGCTTAAATGAAGGAGGCTATATTATTTGTCATGACATGAACCCTCTTACTAAAGAGTCTCAAATTGTACCCAGAATTCAGAATTACTGGCATGGAGACGTATGGAAAGCTTGGGTAAATATTAGACAGAGTAACCCTAATATCTGTATGCGCGTAATTCCAGTCGATTGCGGTTTAGGTATCATACAAAAAGGATCTCAAAAACTTTTAGATATTAAGGGCTTAGACATTACTTATGATAATTTAGAAAAACATAGAGAAGAATGGTTAAATTTCATTAGCATTGAAGAGTTTTTAGTAAATTAAAATCATGTACATCATACTAGGCAAAAACGGCTATATACCACAAGATCGCACAACTGGTCAACGACTCGTATAAAAAATCTTATTACACAACAAACAATCAAACAAAATCCAGACATAGTAAACCATAAAGGAGAATAACTTATGCACAAATCAGCTTATAGTAATGGCCAAAAGTTCTTTGACAAATACCTAAAGGGAAACTTTTCAAACAAAAGAGTTTTAGACATAGGTTCGTACGATGTAAACGGAACACTCAAAACAATCTTTATCGAGGGAGAGTATTTAGGAATCGACATGTCAGAAGGCCCAAATGTTGACAAGGTATGCAATGCACATGATATAGATTTACCAAGTGAATCATTTGACGCGATTATATCAACTTCATGCTTTGAACACGACGAGATGTTCTGGGTCACGTTTTTAGAAATGTGCAGAATAGTAAAACCTCAAGGCTACATTTATATCAATAAACCTAGCGCTGGGCCCTATCATGGATGGCCTGGAGACTGCTGGAGGTTTTACTCGGATGCAGGCAAAGCCCTCTCTAACTGGGCAAGCAGAAACAACTATAAGATTGAGTTAAAAGAAAGCTATATAGACAATAGCGAGGAATGGAAAGATTGTGTTAATATTTTTCAAAAACATTTATAAACTATAATCATGTACATTATATTAGGAAAAAACGGCTATATAGCAGAAGCTATTATAAAAGAATTAACGTTACGCGATTTACCTCATGTTGCTTGGAGTAGAAGCGATGTAGATTATACAGATCTAAAAGAATTAAAATATAATCTTTATATTTTGGGGGACGATTTGCACATTATAAATTGCGCAGGATATATCGGCAAGCCAAATGTTTATGCCTGTGAATTAGCTAAAGCTGATTGCATTGAAGGCAATGTCTTGCTGCCCTTAATGCTTGCTCAATTATGTCATGAAAAAGATTACGAGCTAACTCTTATATCTTCGGGTTGTATTTATGGTGGCTACGATAAGCACTTCACGGAAGACGATGCTTCTAATTTCGACTTCCAAAACGGTAGCTTCTATAGTGGAACAAAAGCTCTCGCCGAAAAAGTTGTTAAGCAAAACAACCCAAACACTTATATCTTTAGATTGCGCATTCCATTTGACGAACATGCATCTCCTAGAAATTACATCACTAAATTATTATCTTACGACAAGCTGCTCAACCTAGATAATTCCTTGTCTCATCGAGCTGATTTCGCAAAGTATAGTATCGACTTAATAGAGCAAAAAGTTCCAAAAGGAACATACAATATAACAAATAAAGGCTTCATTGATGCAAAAGGAGTAGTAGAATTAATAAAAAAGCACAACTTATCAGATAAAGATTTTAAATTTTTTGATGACATTGAGTCCTTCAGTAAAGAAACAATAGCACCAAGGTCTAATTGCATCTTAGATACATCCAAAGTAGAGCAGTATATAAAAATCAGAACCGCAATAGAGGCACTAGAAGACGCTCTATCAAAATACAAATAGTTTGTCATGAAAATTTTAACAGTAAGCAAGTGAATATACCAGCCCCTATTTTACCACACAAACATAAAAGTAAACACAAACACTACACCGAATATTACGACGATGAGACGAGAGAAATTGTTGCTAAAAAATATGCAAAGGATATTGAGTATTTCGGTTATGAATTTGGGAAGTGATCCTTTCGGACAAACATAAGTTTATTTACGTAGCCCCTCCTAAGACTGCTACTACTACGTTATACCCCTTTTTCTCTCGATACGGTAGACAAGTTGGTACAAAACATCGTGGTAGCTTAAAAGTATATGCTGAAAAAGGGTATTCTGGCTGGAAGGAATATTTTTCATTTGTAAGTGTTCGTAATCCTTGGGCGCGTATGGTGTCTGAGTATTTTTACAGTAAATCGCGAACCCACCTACGTGGTTTTCGCATCAAGGCAAATTCTCTTTCTTTTGAAGAGTTTGTAGCTTGGCGCATAGGTGAGAAAGGAGCTGCGGGCACTGTAATGCACTACTTTGTTAATGGTCACGATGTTAACACCGATATCGTTTTGCCCTACGACGATTTTATACGTGTGGAGCGCCTCCAGGAAGATTTCGATCGTGTTTGTGCTAGCATCGGTTTACCTTTTAAACCGCTTGGTAAAAGAAATTCTACGAAACATGAACACTACAGGGAATATTATAAATCTAAAGAAATTATAGATTTGGTTGGCCATGTTTACGCAAAAGACATATCCTTCACGGGTTATTCCTTTTAAAGAATGTTCACATTTATCACATCTGTAAAACATCCTAAAAATTGTTTTAATTACAAGCGTGTGTGGGACTTGTTGCGAGACACATTGTTCTCCGTGTGCAGCCAGACTTGTAAGGATTTCCGGGTAATCGTAGTCTGTAATAAAGATCTTGGTGGGTTCGACGGTATTTATCGTATAACCAAACATACAGAGGTGTTGACCGTAGATTTCCCTCCACCGTCTGGAGAGGCTACCGCTCATACAGGAGTTCGTGCATGTAACTATGATCGCGGTCTTAAGTATTTGGTAGGCTTGCTACACGCCAAGCAGTACGACCCAGACTACGTCATGTTTTTTGATTGTGATGACTTTGTATCCGAGAATATTGTCGCGACGGTTAATAAACAACCGCTTCAGTCTGGATGGTACTGTTATCGAGGGCTGTTCCTTCGTAACTGGTCGGTTGCATTCAAAAAAGAGTTTCACAGGATTTGCGGCACTTCTCATATTCTTAACTACGAACAACTTACCAAAGAAATTGATTTTGGTAAGCTGAGCAACTCTTCTAGCGTGGCCGAGTTACTAGAGCACACCAACCACTTCTACGTTAGGGGCGTCTTGGGGTGTCATCTTACTTTTGACTCATACTTCTTTAATTTATTCTCGTCTCTCCAACCATTCCCGGATCCAGGCGCTGTTATGTATAATATCGGTAACGGTGAGAATCATTCTGGCAATAATGAGGGCATACCATCTGAAGGTTGGCACCCTATCAGAAAGAAAGATGGGAGGCTAGAGCGGTGCGTGTATCAAATGAATCTTCCTCTTGTTGACAACGCTAGGCAACAGATTGGTATCTGCATACCCGATGCTCGGTGTCGTAAAGCTTTAAAGTTACGAGGGTTGTACGACCCTGTAGGGCTCAGTGCCCAGGAGTTGGTAAGAATTTACGATATTAACTTATGGCGTAACTATGAAACTTTAGCTTATGTGGTTAATCCTTGGGAGCGGTTAGCCTATGCATATGAAAACTCTAGTGGTTCCGCGTCTTTTAAGGAGTTTCTACAAACTTACAACGGTCCGCAGCAGATAGACTACATATCTGCTGGTAACAGCGGACTACCAGATACCATACTGCGAGTCGAAGACTGCGAGGCAACAGCAGCCACACATAGTTCGGCTTTTAAGAAATACTACGATGCAGAGTGTCTGGACATCGTAGAAAAAAAATTTCCTGACGACATTTCTCAGCTGGGTTACGCATATGACGGCTTCTACACAGCACCCGCTGTAGCGGAGCCTGTAGACACGCCCATACCTAACATACTACACTTCACGTTCGGGTTTTCTTCGGCTCCAGAAGAGTTTAAGTATATCTATTATCTGTCTATTTTAACCGCAATACATCATAACCAGCCCGATACGATCTACTTTCATTACTATCATGAACCCTTTGGACTGTGGTGGGACACGATTAAAGATCGTTTAACTTTAAATCGGATTCCTCCGCCGGAAGAAATTTTTGGTAACAAACTAACCCACTATGCGCATAAGTCTGATGTTGTTCGTATGGAACAGCTTTTGGCGATTGGTGGTATTTATCTTGATCTTGATGTCATTTCACTACGTTCCCTTGCGCCATTGCGTAATAATCAGTTTGTCTTAGGGATACAGGACAGTCCTTACGATCGTGTAGAGAGGGAATACTATGGTGCGTGTAACGCAGTGTTGATGTCTGCACCGAACTCAAAGTTTTTAAAACTTTGGTACGACGCTTATACTTCGTTTGACTCTACGGGGAGGGACGAAGCGTGGGATTATCATTCTGTTCAAGTGCCGTACCAGTTGTCTATGGATCCTGAAGTAACTACAGACGATGTGCATCTTGTTGGGCCAAACGCCTTCTTTTTCCCTGACTGGCACCAAATGTCTGAGTTTTTCTTAGATTCTTCTTCTTATATACAACATTCAAACAAGTTTACAGATAGTTTTGTTGTACACTTGTGGGAAACTGCGGAGGAGGTTGATGTTAATAAGATAACACCCGAGTATATAGATACTAGCGACTCCACTTTAGCGCGTTATGTGAAGAAAACTTTAATGCCTACTATCGGCGGATCTGTATCATTAGTGTTTTTAGTGCATAATCGGTTGGACGTTGTCGCAGATTGCTTAACTTCTTATTTGTTACTCGCTCAGACTCGTGAGGATGTGGCGGAGGTTTTAATTTATGATAATGATAGCGATGCTGAGACTAAAGAATTTTTAAACCGTCTTAACAAACACTCCTTAGTTCGAGTCATAACCGGTGAAGAGAACATTGGAGTTGCGGGCGGAAGGGATGTTTTGTTTCGAGAAGCTAAAGGTGACGTTATCTTCAGCCTGGATAGTGATTCCAGCACGGCTTGGGAAGGTATTATTGACGAGGCAAAGTTAATTCTCTCTGACCCTTCGGTGGGTATGTGTGGCGTGGCCGGCTGCACTATCGAGGATATGGAGACGTTCGCACATTCAGACATACTTTCGGATGAAGATTACGTGGGTTCTGTAGATTCTTTAGCAGGTTGTTGTCAGATCTTTAGAAAAGATGCTCTAGACTATATGAAAATGGATCTTAATTATGTACCGTTTTGGTTAGAAGATACTGATCTGTGTCTTCAGTTACGAGCTGCTGGCTTCTCTATACAACGCTTTGCATCTAAAGGGCGTTTCATACACGAGTGGGGCGCTACGGGCGACAAGTTATTTCCTGATTCCTTTAACAAGAAATTTGAGTATTTCAAAAGTAAGTGGGCGGTATGATTTGCCATAAACACAGGGCAATATTCATACACATACCGAAAACAGGTGGTACAAGTGTCGAGGTGGCTATGACGGGTCACGATTGGTGGGTTCGCAAAGGCGAAGACCCACATCCTAAACATGCTGGAGTGCGCGAGTTACTCGGCAAGCGGTATGACAAAGATCTGTGGGACTCTTACTTTAAATTCACAATAATTAGGAATCCTTGGAATCGGGTTTATTCCGCTTGGCAATTTGGTAAGAACACAACTGGTGCTCAACTCCCATTTAAACAGTTTATACAGTCTGGCGCCCTTCCTCGACAGCAATGCTCTTTTTTATACGACCACGCCCTTCGTGTATGTTTCGATTCGATACTGAAATTTGAAGAATTTCCTGATAATTTTACAGCTATGTATGAGTCTCAGTGGGGTAAAAAGTTAAATAAGATCCCACACAAAAACCCCACAGCATCTAAGGATTATTTTCACCACTATGATGAAGAAACTGCGGGATTGGTGGCGGACCACTATATGGATGACATAGACTTAGGGCATTACACATTTGGGAGTAAATGAGATTGTTTATTCATCCACACGCTCCTCGTCGTTTTAATGAAAAATAAATATATATATGAGTTTGTGTTCTGGGATCCTATAAAGAACCGTTATAGAATCTGGGTGTACAGTCAACATTTTGCACCCAGCAAGGAACCTTTGCTTAGTAGGTTGGAGCGCTGGTATTCACACGTGCATTACTGGCTGGAGTCCAATGTAGGCCTTCACGGTGGCAAAATTGATTCAGATACTCTGCCTGTTGTCGAGGAGGCTCGCAAGGTTTTGGGGGATGTATCAGTGCTAAGTCTACGTCGTGTAGTTGTCATCATGCCAAACGGCAGTAAAAAAGAGTTATTTGTACCTACCGCCGGTATCGCAGCCGATACCCCTGGCTACTTCGGGTTCGTACATCCTACTAAAAATGGTGGGTCAACTATTGAGCGACACTTATATGCTCACTACCCCGAGTTTATAGCAGGTGGTGGGCACGATAATACAGTAGCTTCGGTTATCGCTAGTGGTAAGACACCTATCGTACCTATTAGGCAGCCAGTGGGTAGGTTTCTTTCAATGTACACTTATTGGCGAAATGGAGCTTCTTCCGGCCCATTTAAACGGCCTAAAGACTGGAACCCGGTTGTTAAAAACGCGAGTGAATTTCTTGTCAAGTGGCAGAATAAAGATCCTAAACTTTTAGATCAGATGACTGCAGGTTTTACGTGGGATATTCACTTTGCTTCGCAAAAAAAGTGGTTTACGAAAAAAGAGTGGAATAAGGCGATAGTCTTGATTTACCACCCAGATAGGTTGCATGAGAATTTCTCGCTATTGCTTCAAAACTTGGGTGTACCGCCCGCAACGGAGACATTGTCTAAAATTAATCCGTCGGCAGACAAAAAGGCTTTGAACTTAACGGAAGAGGCTAGCCAAATACTGCGTAAAAAGTTTGCCTATGATTTTGAGCTATGGGACACTTTACAAAATCATCCTAGTAAATTTAAAAAAGTTATCGGACATTTTCCCTTATGAAGTACTTAGTAACAGGCGGCGCCGGGTTTATCGGTAGCAATCTAGTAAAGACTGGATGCCTTCTTACAAGAAGAGCATCGGTTTGTGAGTAAGGAGATTGTAGTATCCCGTTATAAGGAGCCGCTGGTACATTGGTTGGGCGATGTTCCGTCGGACGTAGATGTTATACTATACAATAAGGGACCGCTCCCAGACTTTAAGTTTTGTGATGTGGTTTTACAACGTGCTGCGCGTGTAGAGGATCTTCCCAATGTGGGTCGTGAGGGTCAGACGTATTTGCACCATATAGTTCATAATTACCATAACCTGGCTGATATCACGTTCTTCTCTCAGGGTAATCCACGACCTCACTTGAAGGGCGGGCGGATTGCTAATTTCTTTGCTTTCGACGATATATCCGTCCCAGCTTCCAAAATGAAACTATCCGCACCGGGTATGAGTAGACATATGACAGGCTGGCGTGTAAATAGCGATCCTCCGGACCATATTCCCCAGCTGCAGAGGTCTAACTCGCGGTGGTATGCAGTATCAGCTGCATTATCTTTTCCAGAATGGTGGAAAACTTACGTACGACTTCCCATTCCCGACGCAAAAACCGTGCGGTTCAGTTGGGGCGGTACTTTTAGCGTAACTAAACCATATATTTTGTCGTATTCGCTGGACTATTACGAACAACTTCTGCAAACTGTATCCACACATATTAACCCGGAAGAAGGTCATTTTCTAGAACGAGCATGGTCTTACATATTTAGTCCAAACAATGAGTAAAAACGGACACATTCAAAAAGTAACTGCAAAACGTAAGATCCTTATCATGGGGCTTCCCGGCTCGGGCAAGAGCACAATAGCTGAACTTGTATCTCATGAGCTCGGAGCAGTTTGGTTTAATGCAGACGCTGTTCGTGAGGAAATTAACAAAGATTTAGACTTTTCCGTCGAATCGCGCAATGAACAAGCTCGTCGCATGGGTTGGATTTGTGATCAAGTTACCAAGACTGGTAGTTATGCCGTAGCGGACTTCGTATGTCCTACGGAAGAGGCTCGACTTCTTTTCGATGCCGATTTGATTGTATGGGTGAACCGTATCACGGAGGGCCGGTTTGAGGACACTAACAAAATGTTTGTACCTCCCGTTCGTGATAAACGCTGGACCTCGGGGGAAGACATAGTACTTAAGAACGGTACTCCTCAAGAAATGTGCGACCAGGTTATAAAGCATATTAACTCTTTGGAGAGCTGGAACAATCAGGCACCTACAGCACTCCTCATTGGTAGGTATCAGCCTTTTCACGACGGACATAAGGCACTTGTTGCTGAAGCTATTCGCAGGACAGGCCAGTGCTGTATTGCATTGCGGGACGTAGGTGGTATTGACGACAACAATCCTTATGAGTTTGAAGTAGTGCGTCGTAATATTCTTCGTGCCTGTAGAGAGTTCGGTAACAAAATTAACGTTATAGACTGCCCTAACATTATGGACGTATTCTACGGCAGAGGCGTTGGGTATAACATTGAGAGGATCGACCTAGACAAAGAATTTACCGATATATCCGCTACTAAAGTTCGTAAAGGTGAGATTGACGTACATGGAAACAAACTTGACAATTCCGAAGAAAAAGAGCCTGGCTGGCGTCCTGAATGAGTGAGGTAGATCGCAGTAAATGGCCGCAACAGTATAGGCTTACTTATAAGCTTCCTTCTGACTTTGATTGGAGCTACAAGTATACGCAGGCCACTACTGACGAGCAGGCAGTAGCTTCGTTTTATGGCATATTCGAGCATTTAAGAAAACGCTTGGGGAAGAGTTCCGACCCCAAGAAAGCTCCCATATTAAAGGCGGTAGAGCGTTACGACAAATACGAGGATAAGTGGATACGCATCCCCTTTACAGGCACTGAGGAGGTATGAAAGTAAACATCGTAGGCTGTGGTATATCCGGTAGTGTAGCGGCTATACTCTTAAAAGAAAAAGGACATTCGGTTGAAATTTTTGAAACAAGACCTCACATTGCGGGTAATTGTTACGATTCTCTACTCAATGGCATTCGGGTACATAATTATGGAGCTCATATTTTTCATACGAATGATGATGATGTTTGGAATTTTCTAAACCGCTACACTAAGTTTAACGGGTATCAGCATCAAGTTAAGGCCCACACTAAGGATAAGGATATCATTCCAATTCCATTTAATGATATATCAGCCTCCATTGTAGGTGAAAAGAGCGAAGACGAGATCGTAGACCTGTTATTCCGCGAATACACCCAAAAGCACTGGGGTATCTCATACGATGATATGCCCAAGAGCATAACAAATAGGAATAATTTAAGCAAAATACGTAGAGAAGGTGCTGATTGCAGGTATTTCTTGGATAAGTACCAGGGTATACCAGCAAATGGGTACACAGCCATGTTCGAAGCCATGTTAGACGGGATTACAGTGCATACTGGTGTTGGTCCCGACGAGTGGCGCAAGTATATGGACGGTATGTGGACCTGTGATATGGTGGTTTACACGGGAAAAGCGGATGCATTCTTCAAACATTGTTATGGGGAATTGCCATACAGATCACTTACCTGGGAATATGCAATAGAAGACAGGAAAGACGTAACTGTGCTTAACGAGTGCAATTCTTTTAATAAATACACGAGAACTGTAGATCATTCCCACTGGCATGACCAGGATCCCGGATATACTGTAGTTAGTAGAGAATATGCGTGTGAACACGACGGGAAGAACATACCCATTTACCCAAAACCTTTTGGGGAAGGACAAGCATTATACGGGAAATACAAGAAATTAGCACAATCACACCCGAATGTGATATTCCTTGGGCGTCTTGCAACTTACAAGTATCTGGACATGTGGATGGCAATAAAGCAAGTTATGGTAAAACTCAGAGGCCTGTAATGAAAAAAGCTTTATTAGTGGGAATACAGAAATATGAGAACCCCAAGCACAATAAGAAACTCAAGCGCTGCGTGTCTGATGTACATGTAATGGCAAGAGTGTTGTCCGCAGCAGGATTTACTGACGTAAGATGCCTGCTCAATAAAAGCGCAACTTCCGCGAATCTCTCTTCGGTCCTAACCGAGATGGTAAACAGTTCTAAAGGCGGAGACAGCATATTACTCTACTTCTCAGGACATGGTACCCAGTTAAGGGATATATCCGGAGATGAGAAAGATGGGTTGGATGAAGTATTGCTTACTTATGACTACAATATAAGAAATGCATTTACTGATGACAAATTAACTAAGTGTTTAGAAGGATTACACAGGGAAGCTATATTTACGCTTATAGTGGATGCTTGTCACAGCGGTAACATGATAGATGCTGCATTTGGCAAGAAGTCTGTAGAAAGTACTAAAAGAAGGTATATAGCACTTTCAGCCTGTATTCAGTCCAAAGTAGCTTATGAGGACCGCAGCGGGGGCGTGCTCACCAGGGCACTGGTTTTAGCCTGGAGAGCGAAGAAGCCTAAAAAGAAGACTTGGAAGGCTATTATGCCATTAATAGACAAATTTGTAAAAAAAGCCACTAAAGGTAAGCAAACTCCAATTTTAGCTGTTACGGAGGATTCCTTACGTGAGCTAAAAATGTTTACATAACTCATGATATATCATAGAAAATAAAAAAAAACGAATGAGCGCCAAGAAAAAGAAAAAATCCGAATTTGATATTCCGCAGATGAAACACGCTATTCAAATTAATAGCCTTAAACTTGATGAGAAGCAGCTGCATTTTCTTGAAACGTCGTTATCCGCTAAAACTAGGATAATGTTTGTAAATGGACCCGCTGGGGCTACCAAGACATATATGGCCGTATACAGCGCTTTGAGGCTCCTGAGCGCGTTTGACGAGTTAGATCTCCTCTATGTACGGACTGTGATTGAAAGCGCTGATAAGGGGCTTGGAGCCCTTCCTGGTGACTTAATGGAGAAGTTTAATCCGTATATGATGCCACTTTTGGATAAGTTGGACGAGATGTTGCCTGCTAATACGTCGTTGAAGCACGATTTACTGGAGAAGGGCCGCGTATCGGCAATGCCTATAAACTTTTTACGAGGAGCGAGTTGGCTCAACAAGGTGGTTGTTGCCGACGAAGCTCAAAATTTTACGTTTAAGGAGTTGTTGACACTGGTAACCCGTTTAGGTAAAAACAGTAAATTGTTTATTTGTGGTGATTCCATGCAGAGTGACATCAATAAAAGCGGGTTCATCGAAATGTGTAATATATTTAACGACTATAAGAGCAGGCAACGGGGTATAGAGTTTTTTGAGTTTACCAATGAGGATATAAAAAGAAGCTCGCTTCTCAAATATATCATAAGTAAAATCGCCGACTACCAGAAACCATCTACGTAAAGTATGACTACTGACGAAAGTATAAGGCCGTGGGGAAATTACGAAATCTTACTCGATACGGAGTACTGTAAGGTTAAACGTATATTTGTTAAACCCGAACAACGTTTAAGTTACCAATACCATCATAAGCGGCAAGAAGCATGGACGGTTGTGAGCGGGGTGGCCAAGATTACGCTCAATGATGTTGTGACTACCCACAACCCTGGAGAGACTGTACTTATACCGCTGGGCGCCAAGCATAGGATGGCGAATCCTAGTACTTCCGAAGATATGGTACTAATAGAGGTGCAGACGGGCTCATATTTCGGCGAAGACGATATTGTTCGATTGGAGGATGACTATGACAGATAATATATATAAAGATCGTGTGGCTCTTGTCACAGGCATAACTGGTCAGGATGGCTCCTACCTTGCAGAGCTTCTGCTGGATAAGGGGTACACTGTTTGGGGTCTGACACGCCGTAGCTCAGATATAAATACACACCGCATTGACCATCTGTACTCAAATAAAAATTTAATCCTGCGATACGGGGACATGACGGATGGTCCTAATCTTATGCATATACTCAGCGAGCTAAAGAGGCAGCATCCGGATATGCCTAGGCTGGAGATATATAACCTTGCGGCAATGAGTCATGTAAAGGTTTCTTTCTCTATGCCCGAGTATGTAGCTAATTGTGACGGTGTCGGCGTTTTGCGGTTGTTGGAAGCTATACGTAGCTGCGGCTTGTCCGACGTTACGCGGTTCTATCAAGCTTCGACTTCCGAGTTATACGGTCTCGTACAGGAAGTGCCGCAAAAAGAGACCACGCAGTTTTATCCTAGATCTCCATACGGTGTTGCTAAACTTTACGGATACTGGATAACAAAGAACTACAGAGAATCTTATGGGATGCATGCTTCGAACGGTATATTATTCAATCACGAAAGTCCTCGCAGAGGTCCGACATTCGTTACGCGAAAGATAACGCGCGGCTTGAATATGATTCTTACCGGCGAGCGAGATACACTCACACTGGGTAACATAGATGCTAAGCGTGACTGGGGGCATGCTAAAGATTACGCATATGGTATGTGGCTGATGTCGCAACAAATCGACCCGGATGATTATGTTTTAGCCACTAACGAATATCATTCTGTTCGAGAGTTCATAGAAAAGAGTTTTGCTATGCGTGGGTTCGACATAGCATGGGAGGGCAGCGGTCTTGACGAGGTCGGGTACGATACTAAGACGGACCGCAAGTTAATAGATATATCCGAAAGGTACTTTCGCCCCGCTGAAGTCGAAGAGTTGCTGGGAGATTCTACAAAAGCAAAAGAGAAGCTTGGCTGGGAGTTTAAGTATTCTTTTTCCGATTTAGTTGAAGAAATGGTTAACCACGATTGTCCGCAATGAAAATTTTAGTAACTGGTGGTACAGGATTGGTCGGTGCGGCATTACAAGACGTAGGTACTGACCACGACATCACATTTCTTTCTTCTCAGGATTGCGAGCTCCGCGATCCGGACGACCTTCCGTATTGGTTGTCTGCTACGGAGCCGGATGCGGTTATACATCTTGCAGCTAACGTAGGGGGTATCTTCAAAAACATGTCGCAACGCGTTCGCATGTTTGAAGAGAACATGAATATCAACACTAATGTGGTCACCGCGTGTTCGGAGATGGGCGTTCGCAGGTTTGTTGGGATGTTGTCTACCTGTATATTTCCGGATGACACTACTTACCCCATATCGGAAGACATGATTCACGACGGAGCTCCTCATGATTCCAACTACGGATACGCATATGCTAAACGTATGTTGGATGTCCATTGTCGTGTCTATAGAGATCAGCGCGATCTAGATTATAACTGCATCATACCCACTAATATTTACGGCGAGAATGATAACTACAATTTAGATGATGCGCATGTTATTCCCGCTCTTATACATAAGTGTTACATAGCGAAACAGGCGGATGAGCCCTTCATCGTTGCCGGCTCGGGAAAACCTTTGAGACAATTTATCTATGCTAAAGATTTAGCCCGTGCCATATTGGAGCTTTTGCCACATACAGATGGTAATGTCATTGTGTCTCCTACGGAGGAGCACTCAATTGGAGATGTAGCTAAAATAATCGCAGGGCAGTTCGGGTATGTTGACAGATTGGTGTTCGACACTGACCAGAGCGATGGGCAATTCAAGAAAACAGCTGATAATAGCAAGCTTCTGTCTATTCTTTCTGATTTTGAGTTTACCGAACTTGACCAGGGCTTGACGAATAACATTGCTTACTTTCTTGATAATTTTGAATCAATTAGGAAGTGACGAACTTAAACGTGCTTTTACTTATGAGTGACTACGACATAGAAGATGATTTGGACTCTATCCGAGACTACATTGAAGACATGCGCAAAATGGGTATGGACTCTTTGGAGGTAAACATGTTGTCTAAGCGTTTTCCTATGGTGGACGATATGACTGCATTTTTGGAGAGGTTGGGGTTTTACGTAGCGGACGATTTAATAATACTTAACTACTGATGAGCGACAAACATCCAGACGAGAATACATCCTTTGACCCAGACTCCGAGCCCGATGCCGAAATGTACCATGCCATGTACGACCCGTTCGGAGCCGATTTCGAGACTGGAAATACTTCTACTGTTTGCGATAGCACGGTGGTATATATGCGCGACTCATCCCACGTTGTAGCAGATAGGTTAGTTCTTACACTGGCTATTTTGAGCTTATCTGTACAGGTAGCTATACTTTTAAAGCTCTACAACCTACTGTAGCGTGACCTCGTTTATCGCAGACATACCACAGAAACCTGCGCTAACCAGGTTAAAGCATATTCGTCCAGTACACGATCTGACCTCTGTACTGCTACATAGGGAATCTTTTACTAAGTTCGAGTCAGATGTCCTAGCTACTTACTCTCGCCATCTTGAAGCGCGACTCCCTTCGTGGGACTCCAAAGACTACCCTGATGGTAGAGCTGTTTCTTATGTAAATCGAATATTTAAAAGTCATTTACCACGTTATGAAGATACTCCTTCTAAGCTTCCAGGGAATGACTTAGCAATTGTTATTAACTCGCCTAAATTATCTGGAGCTGGTCTTGGTGTTGAAATTGATTCGCACAAGACTATACTGAGGCTTAATCATCGTCGTGAGGGCGAACACACTCATAAAGATGTTGGCTTTCGCACCACTCTCCATATGATGGACGAGAATAGTTGTTACGAGTTCACTAGAAATTTACTCCCAACTAATCTTGGCCACACAGGTATTTTTAATATTTTTTCCGGAGTACAAAGTGAGCTTGCCGCTTGTCTGGAGTATGCCAGGTTTCTTGATTGTGGCGGTGACCCTTCTTTGTTTTTTGTCCTAAAACCTTCTTTTCGTGGTGCTATTACTGCCTTGTCGGAGTCTGGTTCGCCTTCTCTAGGTTTTATTGCAACTGCTTTTGCTCTAAGACTTTTTGATAATATTACGGTTTATGGTCACGCCGCTTCTCCTTCTTTTGAGCACAGTGAGTTGCTTGCTTGCGCTTCTCACTTTACAAATTTTTCAATACGATGAACAGTGAGTTGGGGCTCGTGGCATATTACTTTAACCCCTGTTGTTTTTTCCAATCTTGAAGCTTTACAATAAGCTATTTAATAATCTATAGTGCACTCATAATGAAAAGAGGTTACCGCTACAGCCATAAACACCTTAGGAAGGGGGCCGAAATAAATCCGCTTTTTGTACCTCCTACGGTTCCGGGTAGGCATCCTTCAGAACTTCTTCGTGCAGAAGACGTTGAGGTGAGTAAGATTGTTGCCGTCATGGTCTGTGTCGACTTCTCTGACTACCTCGAACAAACACTGACACTTAACAGTAAGTTAGTCGACGAAATAATAGTTGTTACTTCTTCTAAGGACTTAGCCACTCGCAACATCTGCGAGAAGTATAGTAATGTAACAACCATTGTAACAGAATGCTTCTACGAAAATGGTTGTACTTTTAACAAAGGAAAAGCTTTAAATAAAGCTTTGGCGACCATACCGCATCACGTAGGCACTTGGGTTCTTATAACCGATGCAGACATAGTACTACCTTTAAATTTTAAAGAGTATTTTAAACCGCGTCGGCTAAATACAGCCGTTCTCTACGGTGCTCCGCGTCATTTCGCCTATAACCGCGAAACTTACGATAAATTTACCGCTAGCGGGAGCAGGAATTATTCACTCCTCGACGCGTATTACTCTCCCGGCAACATGCCTATTGGGTATTTTCAATTTTTTAGTTCTCTTAATTTAAAACGTCGTGGCTTAACTTCCCCATCAGCTTATCCAGAGGGTCACGATGATGCTAGTTACTCTGATCTTGTTTTTTGTAAAAAGTTTAGTACACGTACTACTTTAAAGCAGTTGCATGTTATTCACTTAGGCGTAGCAGGAATAAATCATAGGGGTCGTATTAGTCCTCTTTTCAAAAAGACGGCTCCAGAAAAATCTTTGTCGGAACTTTATCCTAATACTACTGCTGCTGATCTTGGCTCAGCCCATAAGTACTCTCAAGGCCCGTTGGTAGCACTTCAAAACAAATTAGCACCAGCTACTTTTGACTTATCCTCTATAGTTCACCCTGGTGCTACTAAATCTAAAGACCTTGCTGTAATGTGTTGCTACTTTAGTTCGGTTAGATTTAAAAATCCTGTTGATAATTATTATATTTTTAAAAAATTTATAGAACAGCATGTTGATTTATATACAATTGAATTAGTTTTTGATGGCGAGGAGCCGCAACTGGGAAAAGACAGTTTTTATAAGAAAACTATCAGGGGTTCAAGAGCAGATAATTTACTTTGGCAGAAAGAAAGACTACTTAATATTTTAGCTGAGGATATTCTTGATAAAACTGACTATAAATATTTAGGATGGGCTGACGCTGATGTTTTGTTTCAGAATGAGAATTGGGATAAGTCTGTGTGCGACGTGTTGGAAGAGAATTTGGTGGCCCAGATGTTTGACAGTGCTGCTCTCTTATCTCCAGACTTGACTATTAAGGAAATTCCAGAAGAATATTTTGGACTCCCTCAAAGATACCTCTCCACCATAAAGGCTTGGGAGGCAGAAGGCGCTAGTACCAGCGACCCAATAAATTTGGCGGGACCACCCGCCACACAGTGTGGCTTTGCTTGGGCTTCTTGTCGTGAATTTTTTGAGACTATAGGCCTAGAAGACCGCAACGCATTCGGCGATAGCGATTCTTGTATGATCGCTGCATTTACTGGCGGAGAACCCTTTTTTAATGTACACCAAATGCACTGCATGGGTCCCAGTACTGTATCTGAGTTTACCGCGTATAAGCAAAAGATTCGAGATCTTGCTAGTTCGCTTAATAAAAAGGTACTTTCTTGCTCCGATGGGTCTCTTTATCATTTACAACATGGTTCCCTAAAAGGTAAGCAGTATTGTAGTAGACTGGATATGATAAAAGAAGCTAAGTATGATGCTCTTAAGCATATTGAGCTAGACGAGAATGGTTTGTGGAAAATATCTGCCGCAGCATCTCCGCTGTTGAAAAAACATTTAACTAAGTATTTTAATGACAGGGAAGAAGATCAGTTCTTGAACAACTATGATGCCTTGGCATCTTATGAGGTTTAAAATATATGCACACTCCATTAAATGATAATATTGTTGTTCACAATTTTTCTCAAAAAGATTGGTGGACTAAAGGAGGTTATAGGCTAGGAGATATGATTATGTACCAGACGGAAAGGCTCAAGCGCTGGCCCAACCTTCCCCTAATTGATGGCAACAAGGTGATCAACCCTGCGCCTGACGGTAAGGAGTATCATTGTAATCGTTTTCCAGACTCTATAGCTACTGAGTATATGCAGGCCACTGAGGCTTCTAGTGATTTTGATGTCCTCGATACTATCATAGATCGTAGGCTTAGCAATATTGAGGACGATACATCTTTCAATCATACGAATGGGTTAGCGGATGCTGTAATACACTTAAGAGTTGGGGACGTTATTAATTGGGCTCCGTTTACGGTTCAAGAATTTTTAGATGAACGACGGCGCCATTATGAGAGTTGGGCTGAGGCATATCAGCAATCTTTTGTTAGACCACTCTCTTATTATGATGCGCTCCCCTTTCCCAAAGAGGTTAAACGAATACTTCTATATGGAGCGACCCGTTGTGGTGGTGCTTTACGTCATGATCACAAAGATATGCTTGATGACAGTAAAAGTGTAGCCTACGTCAAAGCTGTGACGCAGCTGTTATTGTCAAAGGGCTTTGACGTGCGAGCTATTTTAAATGGGGATCCTGATGAAGATTTTTTGGCTATGACCGGCTCCCGGTATTTTGTTCCTAGTGGGGGTGGTTATTCTTTATTAATATCGCAAATCGTTCTTAGGCGTAATAATAAAGTATACTTGACAAGAGAAGGCCATAAGGATTTTATATTGTTTGATGACATAGGCAGGGACTTCCATGAGTTAAGCGACATTACTCGACCTGAGTCATAAAACAAAGAATCCACGTGCGATGCATCCGACGGACAACTAATTAGAAATAGGAAATAATTATAATGCCAAGACTTACAGAGCCAGAATTATTTAAGAGAACGCTTTTTAAAAATAAAGAAAGGCTTGGTAACCCTGGTGGGGATGGGGGTTATGCAATCGCGTCTAACCTTGACTATGATTTATTTATATCTGCTGGAATAGCTGGAGATGTTGGTTTTGAGATTGATTTTCAAAAACAGTATCCAGAGGTGCCCATGTTATGTTTTGATGGTACAATTGAAACTACAACAGTCTGTGGAGTTCCAGTGATACTGAAAAACATTTCAACAGAAAATTCAAATGAAACCACAAACCTAGAGGCCGAGACAGCAGATTACAGCAACGTATTTCTAAAAATGGATATTGAGGGGGCAGAAATTTCTTGGTTAAAAAACTTCTCAAACCTAAGTTGCTTCAAGCAAATAGTGCTGGAGGTCCATTCGTTTGATTATGATTTTTACACTAAAGTATTAAAGACACACAAATTAATACACGTCCACCCTAACAACTACGAACTTAGCGACGAAACAAACCCTTTTACGAACGCGAATCCAAATAATGCCTGGCCGATAAAATTCGGAATACAACTTCCCAGTTTAATAGAGTGTACTTTTGTTAGGGCCTCAGAATTTAGTGATCCGCTAGAACACGACTACTCCCCAATACCATCGACACTAGACCACAAAAATGTACAAGGTCCAGACCTACCATTAACAGGTTACCCCTGGATAGAAAAAACATAGGAGAATATCATAATGAGTGAAATGATTGATCAATTAAAATCTAAAGGACTTATCCACGTAGGTGCGAACTATGCTCAAGAAGGAGAGCAGTACGAGTGCATGGGACTCAAGGTCATATGGATTGAGGCCTTAGTGCAATTCGAGTCAGATGGAATAGATCGTCTAGCCGACAGGGTTGCATCCTTTAAATCGCAGGAGTTAATTTATGAGTTACTTACAGATAAAGATAATCAGGAGTATACATTTAACATTTCAAACAACCAAGGAGCCTCTTCCTCAATATTAGAGCTAGCAGCTCATAAAGAAATTTGGCCACAGGTTCACTATTCTGACACCAAACAACTAAAAAGCAAAAGACTGGATTCTGTAATTGAGGAATACAACATAACTGCAAAAGACTACACGGGCTTAGTAATGGATACACAAGGATCTGAACTAATGATTCTTCAAGGAGCAAGTAAGTATTTAAAAACCTGTGAAGAAATTATAATAGAAGTTCCAAACTTTAATTCATATAAAGATTGCCCACAGGTTAGCCATTTTGATGATCATTTGAGTAAGGAAGGCTTTGAGCAAACGAACAAAGTATGTTTTGCAGCAAATGGCGATAAAGAGTACTACGATATATTGTATACAAAAGTATGAATTAATTCAACAATGTCTAGGTGGATAAACCAGATGCGTGAATTTGATACGAGCATATTTAAACTTAGTGCAACCTAAAGCTTAATTGCGTTATATATAGGTGTAGCACTATAGCCGTTGGCTATATTTTGTTTAATTTTTTTAAGCTATCAACTATTTAAGCACTTATGTTCAAACCACATTTAGTAGTATTAAGTTTCTCATCGTATATGGATACTTACTTAACGTACGGACAGCCTGTACCAGAAGACGTACATTTTTTTATCTTTTCTTGTCTCCCCGAACACATTACTAGGTCCTATGGAAACGGAACCTGCTCGGACACGGTGCCTGTCGAGGTTGCTCGCGTACAAAACCGATTAATACATTTCGTGCATGCACGAGTATTCGTGCGGGGTAAGACTCCTAAGATAAAGCGTAACGGCGTCTTAAACCCAGAAAAGTTTCATACTGTGTTGACTCCTGCAGCACGTCCCATTGACTTGCCTCATTCCGAGGAACGTGTGGAGAGATTACTTATAGATGAAAATTTGTTAGCATTGTGGGACCGTTTTTTATGGGAGCTACATGACGTGTACTGGACGCGTGATCTTTCTCAGACACCGGATGTTCTTAGAAACACGATTGATAAGTACGTCGCATCTAGACCCCAGTCGTCTGGGACAACCATAGAAAATCTTAACAACGCTGGCTATAACGTTTTATATGGCAACCACACGTACCCTACTTCCCTACACAAAATGCCTACACAATTAGAATTCAATTTCCCCGGCACAGTACTCGTATGACAGAAAATTCTCGACATAAAGAATCTAGTGAGATACTGATGGGCTGTATTAGACAATCCTGTAACTTACCATTAAATAAAAATGACAGACATCCCGAATTACAAAGACGAAAACAAAACGACAAGCCTGGAAAATTGGCTAAAGGACGAAAACCTAGACCGGAAAGCGGGGATAACTCCGACGCATCCGGGACACACGGTGGACACGGCAACTCGGTGGTCGGGCCAGGGTAAGGGCGATGTGTATCGTCCTGTCAATGACCAGTCCGAGTACGACGACAAGCTCCGCCAAATATTCGGTGAGCGTCGTATAAGACGAGATGTAGTTAAATCTTCTCGCACAAAGTCGGGTTGGATACATACGGTCAATACACCAGATGGTATTTTAAAAATGACCGACGAAGAGCATGATGCCTATGAGGACTCCCTCTCTGCAGACTAGCTTCTAATAACTAATTACTATTTTAACACGCGGTACCTAAGGGTGCCGTTTTTTTTTACTATGGACGCAACCTATAAATTTAAATCAGCAAAAGAGCCTTTAACTGATGATGTATCCCCTTGGGAATTTCGGTCAAATGCAAAATTAGTTGCCGGATTCTCTGTCACTATAGAGGCCAGTAATTTTCTAACTACTATGGCAGTTGTTAACCCCTTGACTATACAGTACGAATACCCTGACATGGCTAAAGTTTGTTGTTCCGAGCATACTACGGGCTTCGTCATAGAGCGCCAATGGAGCAATCGAAAAGAAATTCCAGAGTTACGCAGAGTTAATAATAATACCACTCCGAGTGTAGACCTTGGGTTTGACTGTCAAGCCGACAGCACAATTAATGCAGATTCTCTTGAATCTCTTATAATACTTTCCATGGCTCACGGCTACCACTCACCAGTGTTCGGCTTATTTCTACAGGGGGTAGATTGTTTTCATACAGTTTCTAATTTGACTTTAAGTTTTCATAACTACTTACGAGATTTATTAAAGAGTAACGACATACCGCTTATTAATAGTGAGTCTGGTAGGCAACAGCTTCTACCGTGTTTAGACATGATTCCCAACCGCATTCTCCCGTTATAAATACTATGAGTCATTACTACGCAGCTATAGAGGGTGGTAGACAGCCCGTGACTAGAACTGGTCACAAAACTACCGGTATCGAAGCTTGGGTGCAAAGTCATGAGATGGGTATACGTGTAACTGGTCACTGGGACGAGTCAACTGGACAGGACATCTTCCGCGTACATCTAACCGGCGGTAGAAATGGTATGGATCTTGTCACTCACATTGCTACACTCTACTCTTCCGGGCAGGGTGATGACGTACAGATTATCCACCATATCGATAATGGAAATCTTCATAATTTACAAACCGCTCAAGCCCAATTCGATTTTATGGAAGAGGCTTCAACTACTTATTAACTATTATGGAATACGATTATAACAAATTCATTCAGGGTTACGACGAAATGATGTTCGACGAACCCACAACCGATACATTAACTATGAGACAATACGATGAAGATAGGAAAAAATTCTTAGATGGAGACTACTCCGATACGGAGATTAATTCTATGATAGACGCTTACTGGGATAAGAATGCCCCGTATAGTGTTGTATTATATAACGAGGTTCCTCCTAGTGAGGAGGAGGTCGTGCATCTTAAGAACATAATGCGATCCCTATACTATACCAAGGCCGGCAAACATGTAGGTGGTGCTTTCGTTACTGCCATACTGGAATCTTCTGGCGAATCTATCGCACGAGCCGATAATATGTGCCTTCGCGCCCTTAAATTATTCATGTGGTTTACCCGCAATGAACTTTCTGGAGTTAGGGACTTGACAGAAGTAGAAGCAGACTGTAATTAGTTACGTATTAATAACATGAGCGACACTCCTAAAAACGAATCAGAAGAACCATCACTGTTTATAAAAGCAGTTAACGCCTGTCATGCAGACTTAGTAGCACAGCGCGAAAAAGTCCTAATTGAAATGCAACTTCTGGAGCGAAACCCGACCGGCGTAGATTGTTACACTTTTTCGGTTTCCGAAAAACTCGCTAAGCTATCAGAGATAGATTCTCAAATTGACACGATCAAGAGATACTTCTCTCCTAATGAAAAAACAGGAAACAAAGATTCGTAAGAATTATGGTAACAGTAGCTTTGATGAATTTTTCGACACCGACGAGCTTATACGTGTTGCCGAATTAGCTGAGACTGCAATAATCAAGTGGCCGTTGGAGTTGTCTGATGCGCTTGATATGCCCATCGACGAGCTCGCTGGGATGCGTGTAAAACTAAAAGAGTTTTTAGACGAAGAAGTTTTTTAATCTCGTGGCAAGTGCCTTTCGAGTATTAATAACTTATTCTTTATTTCTTCTCTAGTCTTACGTATGTCATCCTCGATGTACTCCAGTGTCTCTAAATCGAGGTCCGTTACATCGTCGTTACCGGCCGTCCAGTTAGTTCTACGCGTGTAGTCGGTGATTTTACTGGCGTAAGTTTCACTTAATTCCTTACAATCTTCTAGCAATTCAATTGTTTTTTCCATAGGGTAGGAGTATCAGAGCCCGATATGTTAGACAAGCTTTAATTTTTATGGACTACAATAAAAAGGAAAATAATAAATTCATTGAACGCATGCGTGCATTAAACCGTGATGCGATTTGGCCAACTGGTTTCGCTGATGCTATCATTGACCTGGACACTGAGCATGAACCTCCGAGGTTTATAATGTCTACCGGTAAAATAGTATCTATCTTAATTAACGAGCACGATATGTCTACAGATGATGCCCTAGAATACTATAGCTTTAACATTGCAGGAGCTTACTTGGGGTCCAGCACCCCAGTGTATGACGACGACTTAGGGGTGTTAGGCATACAAGACGAATTTGATTTTAATGACGATGACAACTAATACAAAACAACTCACTGACGAGCAGATACAGAAATACAGGAAACGTGCCAAGAAATATGTGAGCGGATCCGGTAGGCTAAATCCAAAGTGGTTGCCGCTCGACTATATTACGCCCGAGTTTCTGGACATATCTACTACGGAGCTAACTGAAGAGGATCGGATACAGCTGTATCCTTTTGAGGAGGGCATAGCCGATGATATGAAGTTCCGTATACTCAACATACAACTTTTGTGTTGTTCGTTGGCTGACGCGGAAAGCAGCTCCACAAACCCTTCAGAAGACTTTTTGGATTACACTACAGGCGTACGAGAGTGGGTCCGTGAACTACTCGTGAATAATAAAACATTACGCAATAAACTTAAAATCCAGTGGGAGCCCTTGGGAGCCCGGATAACAAACAAAATTTTAGAAAATGAAAGTACAGATACGAGAAAAGATACATGACATAGATAACGATCGTGCCAACTTAGTACTCATGTATAAGGGGCACGGTATGGAGTGCGAAAAAATAAATTTACTGGATGACCATGTAGTTGTAGACTGCGGGCGCACTCTCGAGTACGCCTACAAACACATAGACAGTGATGCACATATGGATATTTTCCGGAAAAGTTCACTACACCGAAAGTGTTTCGATCTTATCTGGAACAACGAAAGAGGCACCAATTCAGGTCTAGAGCCGCCTGAAGATTTGGGGTCTTTCAAATCCGAGGGTTCTGGCATGCAGCACAGTATTGTTCTAATCTTCTTAATGGTGAGCGCTTTTGCGATTGCTCACGCTACTGGGAAGAAGGTATACTTGCTAAACCACCCAGAGAGTCATCTACACCCGGCGATACAAGCGAATCTAGCGGATCTCCTGATAAAGTTTTCCGTAGTTGGGTTCTCAACTAAACAAGACGAGTTTGACTTTTAATGCGGTGGTTGGTCCGAACTCGTAAGCCCTCTAGTGTAGCTTTAGATTTTTGTAAAGCTACACTAGAGGGATATGATACGTGGGATCTTAAATCAATCCGCATAGAACCTGGGGAGTCCGGGTTTGGTGTTTATGGTTTCTGTGCACTCGATGACACTGATTTTTTAAATTGTTATTACATACAACTCCATATTCCAGGTCCGTTTCCGCATAAAGTTTATACAAGGGAGCCCCACAACACGGAACAGTCTTCTACAATAGTTGTTTCTCCAAGGAACATTAAACGATCTGTGACTTGTTTGCGATCGCGCAGCGAGGGATTAGTGTGGTTGTTAGGTCATGAATTTTTTCACTATCTTGGCTTCACGAATCAGGTTGACTTGGTTAACAATGAGTACAATGCTGATCATTTTGCTAATGATCTACTATCTAATTTTAGAAAATGTTAACTACTAAAACTGTTGTGCCCACAAAATACGATAAACGTTATACCGCTGAGATTGACCTTGTAGCACATGAACACTGGGTTGCTCTTTATAAGGATTCACGAGGCCGTAATAATATTCGTCTTATTCTGGGCGAGGATGCGTGGAAGTACGACATACAGGTAGGAATGACTGTTGAAGTTGAGCCTAGGCCCTTTAATCGTTGTAAAATTATTAAGGCTATCCAACGGCCTGTTTGAATTTTTTTCTTTCACTGAGCCTCTTCAAATAGTATACTGTACCGTATACTAGTAATGG